CGATGGCTTCCATTCAATCGAAAAAAATAGAGGATATTACCAATATGCCTAATGAAATCAAAAATATGTTGTTGAAGCCACAAGGCAACGCAAAAAATCAGAACGTGGCACCAGAACAAAACCCAGAACAACCCCAAGCGCACGACAAGCCGGCAGCGCAAACGGTAGATAATACCGCACAAGTGCAAGCGCAAATGGCACAACGAAATACCGCAATCAAGGCGGTATTTGCCCCATTCAACGGTCAATTTAATGATTTGTTGGTGGAGTGCTTAGGTGATGTCACCATCAGCGCAGAGCAAGCCAAAGATAAATTATTGGCGAAACTCGGTGAAAACACCACGCCAAGCGTACCGCAAAACCATATTCACGTTGACAACGGCAATATTGTCGGTGATAGCGTGAAAGCCTCTTTGCTTGCTCGTGCAGGTTTTGAAAAAGCAGAAAAAGACAATGCCTACAATGCAATGACTTTGCGTGAATTGGCGCGCGCATCGTTGGTCGATCGTGGTGTAGGTATTGCCGGAATGAATGCAATGCAGATGGTGGGAATGGCATTTACGCATTCTACCTCTGATTTTGGGCAGATTTTGATTGATGTTGCACATAAATCCGTATTAAAAGGTTGGGCGGAAAGTACGGAAAACTTTGAACAATGGACGCATAAAGGTACGCTTACCGATTTCCGCCCTGCTTATCGTGTCGGCTTAGGTAGCTTTGAAAGCCTGCCTCAAGTTCGCGAAGGGGCAGAATATACTTATGTGACCCTTGGTGATACTGGTATGCACGTTTCGCTTGCCACTTATGGTGCATTATTCAGCCTCACACGCCAACTTATCATTAATGATGATATGCATATGCTCACCCAAGTGCCTTATAAACTTGGACAAGCGGCACGCGCGACGATTGCAGATTTAGTATTTGCTCAGCTCTTTGGCGACCCTGTAATGAGTTATGACGGTAAAAAACTTTATGATGCTGCACATAAAAACACCGTAACCAGTGGCGCAATGGATTTAGCTACCATTGATAAAGCTATTCAGTTAATGAATGCACAAAAATCCTTTGATGGTAAACAACTTGCCATTGAACCTGATGTCTTGCTTGCACCAACCTCGCTTTATACTCGAGCAAAACAAATTCTTGGCTCAAGTTCAGTGGAAGGGGCGGATATTAATGCTGGCATTATCAATCCATTAAAAGATGTGGTACCGGTTACCAAATCGCAACGCTTACAAGCAGAGAATGCGAAAATTTGGTACTTGCTCAATAAAGATGCAATTGAAGTCTCTTATCTCAATGGCGTTGAACAGCCGTTTATCGATCAGCAAACCGGCTTTACGGTGGACGGTGTAACCACCAAAGTGCGTATTGATGCTGGCGTAAATGTGTTGGATCACCGTGGTATTGTGCGTGTAACGAACAGCTAATTTCCAGCAAAAAATAAACCCCAGTTATTTACGGTAACTGGGGTTTTTGTTTAGCCCTTAACTCACAAGGAATAAACGTGATTAAGTATAACCCAAAACATCAAATTAAGGTAGAGGGAAAAATGAACGAAATTGACGCAGGTATCGTTGGAAAGCGTTATGCGCTATCCGCAATAATCGCCGCAGTGGGGATTTTCCTAGTGGGATTATCATTTTTTCTAAAAGTATTTATTTAACAGGAGCTTATTATGGCGAAAAATTTTATTCAAAACGGCGACACCATTGATTTTGTTGCCACAAAAAATGTGAAAAGCGGTGATGTGGTCGTGTTGCAAGATCTGATTGCAGTTGCCGTTACTGATGTGGCAAACAAAGCAACTGGCACAGGGATTGTCGGCGGTGTATGGCGAGTGAAAGCAAAACAAGCCGATGACATCAAACAAGGCGATGTACTGTATTGGTCTGATGCAGATGGTGCAACCAAAACCGCAGCCAGTAACAAACGCCTTGGTATTGCGTGGACTGACTCAGGCACATCATCTGAACAAGTTGATGTGAAAATCAATGCTTAACCCGTTTGAACAGGCGTTAGCACAAGCAGACAAGGCGATAACAGATATTATGATGTCGCCTTGGCTGATTGACGGTGTCATTTATCCTGCCACTTACGATGAAGTGCCGCAACGCTTTGAAGGAATGTTGCAGTACAACGAAGAATATCGGGTGAACGGCACTAAACGCACATTAACACTGTTTAAAGAGAGTGGCTATCGCCCACGTGTCGGCGATCGGGCGGAACAAGGGGATAAGCAGTTTTTGGTTAAAGCCTTTGAGTTGGTGGATCAACTGATTATTTTGCAACTGGAGTAAATAATGACGTTAGACCAAGATCTTGCTTTAATCCGACGAAATGCGAATAAGGTGGTGAAGCAGCTCAACCGCCAAGCGGCAAAAACCATCAATCATTTGGCAACAAAGGCGCGCAATCAAGCTACCAAAAATGTTGCTAAAGACATCGGAGTGCCAGTGAAAACCCTAAAAGGCAGAACAAGGCAAAGCAAACATCAACGTGCAACCGCCACAAAACTGCGTGCGCAGTTGCGCGTTAATGTATCGCCACTACCGCTAATTCGCCTGTTAGAGCGCAAAGCGAATCGGGTGTGGGAAGGGCGTGGCGCAATTATGGTGGGGAAATACGCAGTACAACGTGGTTTTATCCAAACCCTTGCTAATGGGCGTACGCACGTGATGCAAAGAGCAGGGCAGGCGCGCTATTCCATTGATGTGGTGAAAATTCCACTACGTCAGCCATTGACCGCAGCTTACCAACAAGCCCTCAAAGATTATCCCACCGAATTACAGAAAGAACTGAAAGGCCGCTTAAGTGCGGTCTTTTCTTAGGGAGAAAAAATGCTGATTCATAAAGCGATTCGAGAACAGATCGCCTTACAGCTACGAATGTTAAACCCTGAAATTAACGTTTGGGCTGGGCGACCAACCTTTATTGACTTAGACAATGAACCAACCACACTGGCGGTTTTTATTGACGATGCGCAAAGCGAGCCAACAGGATTATGTGGTGGTGAGTGGGAGGCAATCTTAAATATTGCCATTTATCAACGATCAACCCAAGGTGAAGCTCCGCTTGATGAGCTGGCGGAGCAAATCGTTCAGCGTCTGGCAGAAGCCTTTGATGATGACGAATTGGATACCTTGCAACAATGTTATTTAACTGGGTATCACTATGAACAAGATGCACAGAAACGCACTTGGTACATTGCGAACCTACAATATCAAATTACTTATGGGCAGGAGGAATAATGGCCACACAAACCACGCCTTTCCAAGGCACAAAATTTTATATCGGCATTGGCTTAGAAACGAAAAAGGCGATTACTGCTTGTAGTATTAGCCCCAATGCCACCATTACCGCTACCGGACACGGTGTGAAAGCCGGAGATTGTATCAAAATCAGCGGATTAGGCGCATTAGACGGTTATTATCCGGTGAAATCGGTACAAACTGATGTGATTACTTTAGCGGATGAAGTGGATTGGTCAGCACAGGATAAACCGACCAATTTTGCGCAAGCACAATTGGAAAAAGTGCGTTGGTCTTCCAACTTTTGCGCCATTAAAAACATCGAAAAAGACGGCGACACACTGACAGAAGAAGATGTGACCACAATGTGCAGTGAGGGAACAGAAACCGAACCGGGCGATATTGAGTTTGGTAACGTAAAACTGACTTTCTTCTGGGCGCCCGCTACCGCAATGCAAGCGGATTTACGCAAGAAGTTCTACGGCAAAGAAACGTTCCCCTATTTGATAGTGTTCAAAAATAATCAGGGATCGCTCTATGGCACAGGCTTTATTCAAACCAGTACCAATATTAGCGGTGAAGTCAAAGGCAAGTTTGAGTCAGGCGTCACCATTAAACAATCCAAACGGGATTATTTATTACCAGTCGCATAACCAACTCACCGCACGATAAAAAGTGCGGTGTTTTTTATAAACATTTTAAGGAAATAAACAAATGAAAGGCACGAAAGCAACTTTACTCGCGATTAAACCCACATTAAAACCCTTTGAACTCAACGGCAACACTTACTATATCCGCTCTTTTACTGTGGGTGATGTAAACCGTGAAGTGTTTGAATATCAAAATTGGCTGAAAGCCCAAGCTACGGCACAAGGCATTGAACTGAATGTGAATGATGAAGATGCACTTGCCAAACAGCTTGAGCCGATTGCCGATAAATACCGCCTTGCGCGCAATCTTGCTATTAAATTATGCGATGAAAAAGGCAATAATTTATTCGACCCTGACAATATCGAAGATTTAGAAGCCATTTTAACCCTTGATGACAGCGTACTCACCGCCTTTAATCAAGCTGAAAATGCAGATACCCCAAAAAACTCACAGCCCGACGCAAGTTCCAATTAACCTTATCCCTTGCGTTGGGCAAAACGCTATCAGAAATCGAAGCAATGCCTGAAAGCCACTTGCAAGAATATGAACAATTCTACCGAGAACAGCCTTTTGGCTTATGGCGTGAAGATTATCGCACCGCACAAATTGCCTATCTTTTAGCAGCGATTAACAGCGATCCGAAAAAAGACAGCCCAAAACTCACCGAGTTTATGCCGTTTTTTGCAGAACAAAGTACGGTGGAAAATAGCCAAGATTTTGATGATGGTAGCGAGATGTTTTTGGCACAGAGGTAGATTATGCTACCTCTATGTGATCTCTATCACTTTAAAACGGCTTTGATTTTGCTATGATTAACACCTATTTTTTAGCTTAGGAGTTAATATGAGCCAGAATTTATTTAAAGATCGCGTTTTATCACATATACAACACGTCATTAATGTTGGAATACATTGCACAACAGAAGAAACAACAAAGCAGGCATTAATATTACCTTTATTAGATATATTAGGATTTAGCCCATATGATCCAACTAGAGTTAGAGCTGAATACACTGCTGATTTTGTTGGGGCAAAAAATGGTGAAAGAGTGGACTACGCATTATTCTGCCACGATGTCCCGGTGATGTTTATTGAGGCAAAATCGTACAATGAGAATTTGACGAATCACGTTCCACAGTTATCAAGATATTTTAATGCAACGCCTGAGGTTACTGTAGCAGCCGTTACAAATGGGAGAGAATGGCGTTTCTTTACTGATCTAAAAGAAAAAAACATAATGGACGATACGCCGTTTTTACGGATCAATTTTGAGAATGTGGATGATTCCAAAATAACTCAATTAAGCCAGTTCTGTCACGATAGATTTCAGCCAGAAGCATTGAGAACACTAGCAGAAGAAAGTGTTTATCTTTCGGCTTTTACGAAAACAATTACAGAAAGCTTAAAAGATGTTGATAGTGAATTTGTTCGTTATGTTGCCAGCCGTTCAAATATTGGCAGACAACTGAATCAGAGATTTCTTGATTCTATTACGTCAATTGTTAAGCAGGCAGTAGAAAAATCAGTAAGTGCGATGGTCGTATCAGGTTTATCAAGACAAAGCCAGCCTTTGGAAGAAGCCGTAGAGCCGGAACAAGAAATTGATGAAAAAGCACTACTAATTGATCCGGAGAACAGTAAAATTGTAACAACATATACAGAACGTTTGCTGTTTGATTATATTGTTTTAATTTTAGGCGAAGATGCAGAAATTGATGCCAAAGATACCGAATCATATTTTACGGTATTGTATAAGGGAAAAACAAACAGATGGCTCTTGCGTTACTTTGATAATAAACAACGACCAAGTATTACGGTTCCTTTGGAGCTCGCCGAGGTCCATAAAGCTGAGATTCAGCGAGCAGGATTAGAAATTAGTGGATCTAACATTATCATTGATAGACCTGAGAATATATTAAGAATTAGCGGTTTAATCAAAGATTGCTTAGAATATTGTCAGGATGACAATAATTTTTCTAGGAAAAAATAGAAAAAAGTATAGGCCCTATTGCAATAAATAGGGCTTTGTTTTATATTATCCACATAGGTGTCGTAACCTACAACCAAAGGCGGTAATCCGCACCCGACAGCATAGCGGTTTTTTTATGCGTAAAATTTGTGTTTCTCCTTATCTCATAACGAATTGAACGCACATATCACTCTATGCCGAGAGGGCGGAGAATAAAATACCCGAAAGGGAAATAATCCCAGCCGTTCCTTTGGCGGTTTACGAACCTCTTGGCACCAACTTAAGGACTAGAAGTGCAATTTATCGAAACAAGTGAGAATAACATCTCTTATATTCATACAGAATTTCAAATAGAGAATATCCCTTACTTAGTCATTTTCTCAAAAGATGATGAAACCTTATTTTTCTTTAATGATGACGCGAATATAATGAAATACATTCATCATCGACAGGTATATTCCATTAAATTTCTTGTGAAAGACTATCTTGAAACAGAAAATGATGACTTGTACGCCCCACCGTTGGATCATAAATTTGGCAAAAAACAAATTGCTGAATTAAAACAAAAACTTGAGGAAATTGTCTATCAGCATTATTTAAGGTTTAAGCCAGATTGTTATGTTTTTGTAGGGGAGCGCCCATCATTAATCAGAATGTATAAAAAACTTTGTGCAAACCCAAGCGATTTTATGGTAAACTTTAAGCCAATAACGGATTTAGGCAGTCATAGAGATTGTTTTGTGATAAAAACCCCATCCTACAAGGAGGAATAAAATGATGAAGAAAACGACCGCTGCCGAAATGAAAAAACAAGCAGCCCAAAAATTTAAAAAAGCGTATCAACAAGCAAAAAAGAACGGTTCGTTAAAAGAAATTTCGGAATAACGTCTTAGAGTGATCATCATCGAAAGATGAGCTTTTATGCCTTAGAGCAATCAACCCCTATCAATGAAAATTGGTAGGGGTTTTTCATTTGACAATCTAAATTTATTTCATTACTATTAGCTCCATAGGTGTCGCAACCTAAAGGCGGTCATACCGCAAGACCTAAAATCCATTGCGGTTTTTTTGTATCTAAATTTTGGTGTTTCTCCTTTTCTCAGCCAAATTTGACAAAAACGGTAAATAACAATCAATGATCGAGAGGGCGAGGAATACAATACCCGAAAGGAGAATAACTCCAGCTTACTGTTAGGCTTCTGAACCACTCGATCACCAACCATATTCATTATGAATATAGTTGACATAAAAATACTTAAACTGTAGTATTTAAAACAAGGTCTCAAAAGCCTTATCAAGAACGGTAATTCACCCCGTCAGTGTGATTTTTTTGTATCTAGTGTTTTTCCTTTTCTTTTTTCTTAACGCTTGGTACAAAATTAAAATTTAATATCAATGATCGACAGTGCGAGGAATAAAATACCGAAAGGGAATAACTCCGCCAGATTCTTGACTGGTTTTGAGCTGTCGATCTCCCTAGTTTATATAGGGAATTTCTCTCAAAAGGAAATCAAGAAATGACTATACAAATTCAATCTCAAGTTCAAGTTTTCAACTTCAAGTCTAATGTTGTGCGTGCCGAGTTAATCAATAGTGAACCATACTTTTGTTTAAAAGATGTGTGTTCAGTTTTATCTATTGTAGTTGCTAGTCCAGAAAGGTTTAATTTAGATTCTAAAGGGGTTACACAATATGTAATCCCTACGAATGGTGGAAAACAAGAGCTTACATTTATTAATGAACCTAACTTATACCGTATTATTTTTAAATCACGCAAAGCAGAAGCAGTAGAATTTCAAAATTGGGTATTTGATGAAGTCTTACCACAAATTCGAAAAACAGGTAAATACAGTTTACAAAACTCCCAACAAAACCTGCTACTAGATGAAGCCGAAGCAGACGAAGAAGCCATCCGCATTATTGCTAACCTATATCACTCGCTTAATGGTGCGTATGAAATGGGCGAAAAAATCCGCAAAGAATATCCACATCTTGGTAGAGATATAGACAAATTCATCGGAGGGCATTACCTCTATAACCTCAATATGCCAACTGAAAACGCTTTAACCAAAGCGAGAAAATATGTTCAAGCCAAAAGCGAACGCATTATGTTCATCAAAGGAATGTTAAGCCTGCTTGACGAACAACCACAGCCGAAGAGATTAAACAACTTCTAAAAATTCAATAAAAACCGACCGCACTTTAGTTTAAGTGCGGTTACAGGAGAACCAAATGAAACGAAATTGGGAGCTTATCCGCAAAATTTTGTTCAAACTTGAGCAAAAGGTTGATGATACGCCGTTGGATAGTGAGAGCATAAAAGGCTTTCCGCCTGATGTAGTGGCATATCATTATCAACTGTTGGCACAGGCTGAACTGATTTGCATTGAAGATAATTCTACAATGGGCGATGCGGATTTTGTGGCAATAAATTTAACGTGGCAAGGACACGAATTTCTTGACAAAATCCGTAGCGACACAGCGTGGAATAAAATTAAACAAATCATTAAAACCAAAGGGATTGATTTATCTTTTGAGGCGATTAAGTTAGCAGGGAAAAGTTTATTGATTTCTTTATTGAAATAGCTTGACTGCCCGTGGGGATTTGGTAGATTGAGTTTGCACCTATAAATTTTGGAGGTAAGCGATGAGTGAATTTAGTACTGTTTTTATATTAGCAATGATAGGTTTTAAGCGAATATTTGCGTTTATTCTGCTGGCTGTTGTTGGTTTCGTTTATGTCCATTATGGTGTAAAATTGATCGACTTAATCCCATTAAGTGATGAATATTATCGTGGTCTGCTATATGCGCTAATTTTACCGAGTATTCCCTTAATATTATGTATTATTTGGATTATTAAGATTTTACGTGATCCAACACTAACCAAAGAAGAAAAAATAAATCGATTATTTGGTCGATATTGAATAATCCGTTGATTGACATAAGCTCGCTATTTAGCGGGCTTTTTTTATGGAGGCAAAAATGTCAACATTAGGAGAACTGGCGATTAAGCTAGGATTGGATACCGTTCAATTTCAGAATGGGTTAAAAAAGGCAGAATATGCTGCACGACAAACTTCAGAAAGAACTCAAAACTATCTAAAGAATATTGAAAAAGCCGCAAATTCATTAAATGACACGAATAAATGGGCAAGGCTAGGCTTTCTTGGTGGGAAAGGGCTTAGTGGTGCGAAAGCCTTTTTAGCCTATGCAGATGGTTATACTGAAATTGGTAACCGTATGCGTCTAGTACATAGTAATGCAATTGAAAGCGCACAAGCACTCCAATCTGTCTTTGATATTTCAATGCGAACAAACCAATCAGTGAATGCGACATCAGAGGTATATCAACGTTTTGCACAAAACGCTAAAGCATTGGGGTTTAATCAATCTCAAGTAGCAAGTTTAACGGAAACAGTATCAAAAGCGGTGGCCATTTCAGGGGCAAGCGCTGCTTCTGCTCAAGCGGCATTGATGCAGTTTGGGCAGTCCTTAGCCAGTGGGGTATTTCGTGGGCAAGAATTTAATTCCGTAATGGAGCAAACCCCAGCTTTAGCTATGGCAATTGCAAAAGGCCTTGGGGTAACCACAGGCGAATTACGCCAAATGGCGAACGATGGCAAGCTCACAATGGATGTGATTATTCCCGCACTTGAAAAAGCTAAAGACAGTGTAGATAAAGATTTTTCAACTCGCGTGCTTACTCTTTCTGCGGCATTTGAAAATTTGAGAACACAAGCAACAAAGTGGGTGGGAGAAGCTAATGAAACAACAGGCGCAGTCAGATTATTATCTGAGGCAGTCGGAACGGCTGCTGAAAATTTTGACCTGTTGGCAAAAGGCATACTGTATATTGGCGGCGGAACCATTGCTGGGCGATTAGCTAATACCGTGAAAATAACCCAGCAACAAGCCACCGCAACTAAAGTAGCCGCAATGAGCGCCCAACAAAAAGCAGTGGCAGATAAATTAGCGGCTCAATCAACAATGAGCTTGCTACACGCACAGTTAGAGTTAACCACGGTTGAGAAAGAGCGAGCGATTTTACACAACCAAATTGCTTCGCAGAAAAAAGAACTTATCAGATTAACTAATGTTGAAACCGCAGCAACGCAGAGACTTGTTGTAGCTAAACGGCAAGCAAATTTTGTTACTCGAACGTTTGATAGTGCGTTAGGACTTGTCGGTGGTCCAGTCGGTCTTGTCACAGGGGCGCTTACGATTGGTGCGATGGCACTGTATGAATGGTATGCCAAAACGGAACAAGCCAAATTAGAAAATTTAGATTTTGCAAAAAGTTTGGATGTGACAGCAGAAGCGTTAAAGCGTCTTGATAATGTACGCCTTGAATCAAGTATGGCTAAAATAAAAGAGGCTATTAAAGAACAGACATTAGAAGTTAGTAAGTTGACGCGGGAATATGATGAGTTATTGCAAAAATCTAAAGTTAAAGGTGTTTGGGCGGTAGATGATTATACTGGAAAAGATATTTATATTGACCAAAGTGGGCTAGCAGATGTTGCTTTAAATAAAGCTCGAATGCAACGTGAAAAGTTAAAAGAGGCGGAAGAGCAATTAGCTAAGTCTAAAAAGGATTTAATTGCATTAGAAATTGAATTAGGTAATCGGTCATATGAAACAAACGGTATTTTAGGACAATATGCTCAATACTCAGATACGTTAAGAAACAAAACCTTAGATGCAATATCACCAATAGCACAATTTACAGACGCAATGGCAGGATTAGGTGCTCAAATACATTTAGTTAACCAAGCATCGCAGGGATTTAATCCAAAGATGTTAGTTATTAGAACATCTGAGGTGGCAAAATCTATCGCTAAATCACAAGAAAGCCTAAAATTAAATACTCTTAAAGGAAAAGAACTGGCAGCATATAAAGCTAAGCTAGCATTAAGAGATCGTAAGGTTAATGAAGGAGATGCAGGATATAACGAAGCGTATAATGCTGAGTTACAGTATCAAATTAGTACTCTAAATAATAAACATAGTGGTCCTGATTACGTTAAACAATACACCGATCAGCTGACCGAAATGCAAAACCGCATTGCGCAGCTAAGGGCTGATACGAATGATATTAAGCTGTTCGGTGAACCAAGCCAGTACCAAGAGTTTAGTAAACTACAACAAGACATCACTGCCAATGCGGAAAAATATGCGGCATACGGGGTGGAGGGTGTAGCGAAACTGAAAGAAATGGCGCGTCAAATTGATAGCGAAACGCAGAAAAAAGCGATTGCTCAGTTCGGTATCAATAACAACAAACAGCTTGATGCAATGGAGTTTGAATTAAGTCTGTTGGGAAAAACACGTAAAGAGCAGGATTTAATTCAGTATAACCATCAATTAGATCTGGAAGCCGCACGCCTTAAAATCGGGATGTCAAAAGAGAATGCTGCACAATTAGATGCGGAAATTATCAAGCTAAAAGCGCGTAGAGCGGAAATTGAAAGACAAAAAGCATTAGCACAGTCTAATCCGTTGCTCGGTTTGCAGGATGGCATCGTGAAATTTGGGGAGGCTGCCAATAATGTGATGGCGAATGTTTCACAGATTACACAAAATGCCCTTGGCGGAATGTCAGATGTGTTAACCGATTTTGTATTGACAGGGAAAGCAAATTTTAATGATTTAGCACAGTCGATCATCAAAGATATTAGCGCAATGATTATGAAAATGATGGTGTTCAAGGCGCTTGAGTCCGCTTTTGGTGGCACGTCTTTTGGGAAATTGTTGGGCTTTTCCCAAGGGGGTTTAGTCGGTTTTGATAACGGTGGCTTCACCGGTTTAGGCGGTAAATATACGCCTGCGGGTATCGTGCATAAAGGTGAATACGTCATCACCAAAGAAGCGACATCAAGATTGGGGGTGGATTACCTTAACTTCTTAAACTACGGTACTCGACGCGGCTTTGCCAACGGTGGCGGTGTTGCGGTGCCGAAAGTGCCAATGGTGAAAGCCAAAACACAAAATGCCAATGTCAGTATCAAAGTGATCAACAACGGGGAGCCGGTGGATGCCAAAGTGACGCAAAAACAGCAAGGTGAACAGTTGCAAGTAACGGTGGAGTTAATGCGAAAAATTGCTAAACAGGAGGCAAGCAGTATGTTACAAACCAATTTTAGAGCCGGAGGAGCCTTTGCCTAATGGAAACGTTTAAATGGTGTGTGCGTCCAAAGCTCACAATTGAAAATGAACCACGCCGCAATGTGGTGCAGTTTGGCGATGGTTATGCTCAGCGTGCCAAAGTTGGCATAAATAGCTTGCTGCGGCGTTATCCGGTTACGGTAAAAGTGAAAAACAAGGAACGTTTGGCAGTGGATGCGTTCTTGGCTCAACACGGTGGCGTTGAGCCTTTTTATTTTAATGACCCGTTCACAAAAAGTCGTAAAAAAGTGGTGTGCGGTCAGTGGCGCATTGAAATGAACCAAACCTATAGTGAATTTAGTTGTGAATTTGAGGAAGTGCCATAATGCCACAAACAATGAGCAATGCATTTAAGCTGGAATTAAGCAAAATTGAACAAAATGCCTTGATTGAGCTGTACGAAGTGGATATGACAATGTTACAAAACAAGCAAGGTGATCAGGGAGAAATTTACCGTTTCTATGCTGGCACAAATGAACGTTATCAAGACATTGTGTGGCAAGGGCAAACTTATAAGGCCTATCCGATCAAAGCCGGCGGTTTTGAGTTAAACGGCAATGGACCGAGCAATCGCCCGACCTTAACTGTTTCCAATCTGTTAGGATTAATCACCGGCATTGCCGTAGATTTTAATGAAGCGGTAGGGGCAGTGGTGCGGCGACGACAAGTCTATCTGCACTATCTTGATGCCGTCAATTTTCGTGAGGGCAATCCGCAGGCGGATCCAACACAAGAACTGGTCAGCCTGTATATCATTGAACAGTTAAGCAGTTTAAAACAGGATGTTGCCACCTTTACGCTAGCGTTGCCGACCGAAACCGACAATGCTTATCTGCCGGCGAGAATGATGATGGCAGACACCTGCGCGTGGATTTATCGTTCCAGTGAGTGCGGTTATAACGGTGCGCCGGTGGCGGATGAAAAGGATATGCCGACCGGCGACCCGAAAAAGGACAAATGCAGCCGTTGTTTAACCGGCTGCAAAATGCGAAATAACACACTGAATTTTGGTGGTTTCCCGAGTATTAATAAGGTGGGTTAAAGGCGTTTATCCATTGGATTGTTCGCATATAACGGTTGAACATCAAATTGTTTATCTTGCTCTAAATGCCATAAGTCATATTGAGCTTGCATATTTAGCCATAAGTTCGGTGAAGTATTTGGCAAAAGTTTACTAAGACGCACTGCCATTTCAGGGGTAACGCTCGTTTTGGCATTTAAAATTCGGGAAAGTGTAACGCGTGTTACACCAAGTTTATCGGCAACCTCGTTGATTTTAAATTCAGAAATAATATCTCTTAATACTTCACCGGGGTGGGCTGGGTTGAACATTCTCATTGCTTACTCCTTAGTGGTAATCTTGATAATTGACAATTTCAGCATCGCCGTTTTCAAATTTAAAGGTTAAACGCCAGTTGGCATTGACTTTAACGGACCAATGTCCGCTTAAATCCCCTTTCAGCGGATGCAAGTTCCAACCAGGCATATCCATTTCAGCAACATCACTAACCATATTCAGGGTAGTAAGCAATAAATGGAGCTTTTGTGCGTGCTTAGGTTGAATACCTGCCGTTGATCCAGTTTCAAAAAATGCCTGCAAGCCTTTATGTTTGAATGAAATAATCATTGTCATCTCTACCTTATGTATAGCGAGATGATACATTAGTAAAGAATGAGTGTAAAGCCTTATGTTACAAAAATTAAAAGATCAAATCGTTTCTTACGCCCAATCCTTCGAGCCGCACGAAATGTGCGGTTTTGTCGTTTTTGAGGGCAAGCAACAACGCTTTTTGCCTTGTCACAATGTGGCGGACGATCCGGAAAACTTTTTCGAGATTGCCGCAGAAGATTATATAAACGCCAACCATTATGACGGCATTGTTGCCATTGTGCACTCTCATCCGAACGGTGCGCCGGTTTTATCCACTGCTGACCGACAAATGCAGCTACAGTCCGGTTTGGATTGGTGGTTGGTTTGCAATGAAAGCGTGCATAAATTCCGT